AAATAAAAATATTAATACAATTACAAATCCACAAGAAAGAATAAATATAGTATTACAAAATTGTCATTTAAGTTTAGGAGGTTCTGATGAACCTGTACCTCTATTATTATTGAAAAATAAAAGTTCAGAAAATGTAAATAAATTATTAAATATTATATCTTTTATAAAAAAAATTCGAAATTCTGGTATAGATTATATTTTTATTGGAGTAAAATCGTTGTATCCAGATTATAAAACCGGGGAATTAATAAATGGATACCCATACACTTGTGAAACATTTGCTTCAATATTATCTTCCTACATTTATAAAGAATTTAAAACTGAAATAGGTAATAATAAATATTTATTAAATATATATAATCAAATATTGTTACCAGATAAAAATGATAAAAACACTGGAATGGGTAATACTATGGTAAAAGGTCGGTATAAAAATGAACAAGTGATTTTAAAATTCTTACGTCCAGGATTCTTAAATATTAAAACCCAACAAATTGAATCTATTGTCGGAGTTAAATGGAAAAACTTAACAAAAGAACAACAAAAGGACTGTTTTAAGTTTTATGATGTAACATATGATATTGTTATGAATAATCCGATAGCTTTTTTAAAAGAAATTCAAGATATAATAACAAATATAAGAAAACCATTCAAAGTGTGGACAGATATAAAAAACATGGGAAAAATTATGGGAAAAATTATAAAACAATTACTAACATTAAATTTGGATAATTTTTGGATTCGTTGTTATTCCAGTCAAGACTATATTAATAACAGTGAACCAACCTTTTTCAGTTTTCCTCTTAAAAATAATATATTATTAGACAATGTTAATTGTAATCTTTCAAAATCTATTTGTGACTTAAATAATAATTGTAAATATAACAATTCTACCTCTAAATGCGAATTAAAACCCATAGGTACATATAATTTAACTGAATATAAATATCAAGGTATAATAATTGAAAATATGATTTTAATGACAATATCCAGTATTTTATCCGAAGAAGATTTTGACCCTTTTATAAATTTAACTCTTTTAAATAAAAATATTTCATCTGATAAAAATGTGTGTATGTCATTAATATTTATTATATCAATAATTATTTTAATAATTTTAACTGTTTTAGTATTTTTCGTTATTAAGTGTTTAATAAAATAAATTTACTTATTAGAGACTAAACGACTTAACCAATGAGTCTTCAAATTAGTAAATTTAACCCTAAACAAATAGAAGAACGACGTGTTAATGGGGCAGGTCCAGCAACATGTGTATTTATAGGAAAAAGAGGTACAGGAAAAAGTACATTAGTTTCGGATATATTATATCATTGTAAAAAAATTCCAATGGGTGTAGCTATTTCAGCCACAGAAGACGGAAATGCATTTTATTCCTCATATATTCCTGATATATTTATACATAGCGAATATAAACCGGAAATAATTCAACAAATAATTACCCGTCAAAAAAAAGCTATTTCTAAAAACCCTGGAAAAAAAGACATTAAAGATGATGCATTTGTTTTACTCGATGATTGTATGTATGATAGAAAAATGATTAAAGATCCAAATATACGAGGAATATTTATGAATGGTCGGCATTGGCGTATTACATTTATGTTAACTATGCAATATTGTATGGACTTACCACCAGATTTACGAACAAATATAGATTTTGTATTTATTCTACGTGAAAATATTATTCAAAATCAAGATAAATTATATAAAAATTTTTTTGGTATATTTCCACACGTTGATACCTTCCGTGAAGTAATGAATTCTTGCACAGAAGGCTTTGATTGTTTAGTATTAGATAATACGTCACGTAGTAATAAAATAAGTGATTGTATATTTTGGTATCGGGCAAAACCTAATCGTAAATTTAAAATTGGTTCAAAAGAGTTATGGAATTATCACGATAAAAATTATAATAAACAACATATGGTAGAAGATGAACAAATTGATATAGAAAAAATTAAGAAAAAACCCGGAATATCAGTTAAAAAAGTAAAAAAAATAAAAATGGTTGCAGTAAAATAATAAAATTAAAATAATTAACATATATTAAAATAATGATTTATCTTTCTATAATTATACTACTATGTATTGTAACAATTATTCTTTCTTGTCTATCAATATATAAACAAGAACAATTTGAAGAGTTTGATTTATCTTGTGAAGCAATTCAAAATAAAAATTATCATATACAAGAGTTGATTTATAAAGCAAGTTGTCCTAACTTAGTAATTGTAGAAAAATATTCATTTGGAAAACCTGTTTTTACAGTCGAAGTTGGAGACCAGAATGGGCCACATTTCAGTAAAGATTATGGTAGATATTATCATTTAGGTGTTTCACCAGATGGAAAAGAAATCGATTTAGAATATGATTTATATCATCATCCATGGTATAACCCTATTAGATGGTTTAATGGTCCATATGGATATTATAGAAGAAATAACTGGGGTAATAGACGAAATAGACGAAATAGAAAAAAGATGTGGAACAGTGATGATAGATATTATAGTTATAAAGATAGAATACACAATAAGGACCGAAAGGACCGACAGGACCGACAGGACCGACAGGACCGACAGGACCGACCGGACCGACATATTAATAAAATATCTTCTGGAATAAATAAGAATAACATTAATAAAGCTGTAAAAGGAAAAGGTCAAGGTAGAAGTGCAGTTCTCGGTAAAATAAAATAAAATGATTAAACTTTAAGGCCACGTTTTTTGTCTTTTAATTTTTATCGGAATATTTTCGATATAATAAATTGTAGAAACCCACAATGTAGTTATACAATATTCTTCAATATTATTTTTATCAATATATGTTTGATATAATGTTGAAATTAATTGTAGTTCTTTTTCAGTAGGTGGTTCTATTATATAACATAAGTTTATAATAGATAATAAATTATCAGCATTTGTGTATTTATTCTTTTTAGACATTTCTGTAAATAAATCTATTACACAATTAATATTTTTAATAAGTTTTAGTTTTTTTCTTATTTTTCGAAATTTATAAATTTTGTAATATGTTTTAATATAATTTGTATAACTGTTAATATAATTACTAAAAAACATTGTTATAAGTTTATATTAATATTTATATTTTATTTATAAATAAATATTCAAAAGTGTAATAAAATTACCAAAAAAGTAGTGGACAAATAGATTATGAATGTAATCAATAATTTAAAGATATTTTAAAAGTTTAATTTAATATGGTTCATTCAAAAATTGAAAAATTATTAGAACTACCACAGCATGAACAGCGTAGCCCAGAATGGTTTGCACTAAGATACACTAAATTAACTTCTAGTGACGCAGCAACCGTATTAGGAATAAATCCATATTCTAAACCTCACGAATTACTTTTTAAAAAATGCGGTTATGACCCAAAACCATTTATCAGTAATGTTGCAACATTACATGGTCAAAAATACGAAGATACTGCGATTGAATTATACTGCAGAATAACCGGAAAAGTTAATTTTAATTTTGGATGTATTTGTTATTCTGATGTTAATAAAGAATTTAATCATTATAATTCCAATAATGATTTTTTAGCCGGAAGCCCAGACGGAATTGTAGAGTCTCTACATAATATAGATGAAGAACCTATTTTAATAGAAGTAAAATGTCCTTATAGACGCCCTATTAAAGATGGCTATATCCCAGCATATTATTATCCACAAGTTCAACTTAATTTATACATTTGCGATTTAAACATTGCCGATTTTATAGAATTTTGCCCTAAAACAAACAAACTTAATGTTGTAAGAATAGTAAAAGATATGAAATGGATTAATGAAAATTTACCTACTTTGATAGAATTCTGGGAAAATGTTAAATATTATAGAGAAATCGGCATTGAAAATCAACCAGAATATATAAAAAAAAAACAAAGGGAAGAAAAACGGGAACAAAATAAAAAAGAAAAATTAGAAAAAACAGTAAAATCCAACAATTTTAAGAAAAGTATATCAGTGGAAGAAAATATAGAAATGGAAGAAGAAATGGAAGAAGAAAATAAAAAAAGAAAGTGTATGATTGTAGATTAATCTACAATCATACACTTTCTTTTTTTATTTTCTTCTTCCATTTCTTCTTCCATTTCTA